GGAGGTATGGGCGGAAGGTTTAACCCATTTGGTGGCGGATTTGGTGGCCAATTCGGCGGCATGGGTGGGGGCTATACGCCTGCATTCGGCGGCGGAAGAGGCGGATTCGGAGGCGGATTCGATCCAAACATAATGATTCCACCTAGACCAGTTGGTACACCACCACCGCAAAGTACCAGACCACCACAGTTAATGCCAACGAGAGATCCATACGGAAATATAGTCGATCCAAAGAACCTACCAGATAATATGGTTTTTGAATCGACCCCTAGAGGTGACAGAGTTGTATTTGCACCAGATTATAGATTGCAACCAGGAGATCCTGGTTATCAGCAGGGACCACAGCCAATGCCAATATCACCCACGCCAAGCTGGGACTCTCCTAATCGTCCAGTTGGACCACAAACTCCAGGAGGAACAACTGGCGGTGCGCCTGCCGGATTCATACCTCCACCAGCAGATAGCATGAACACGATGGCAATGGTGCCCTACCATAATCCTACAACAGGGGAAACTTGGACAGCGACAAGTGGCGGTTGGAAAGCACCATCTGGGTGGGTAGCAGGAGCTGCTCCTGGCGGTTTTAAAACCAGCTTTGATCCAAATGTAGGACAACCTCCACCAACACCACCGACGCCAAGCATAGGCGCAACAGGAGCGACAGGCGCTACTGGAGCACAAGGCTTACAAGGAGCGACGGGAGCGACAGGTGCTACTGGCGCAATAGGCGCTACTGGGGCACAAGGATTACAAGGGTTACAAGGATTACAGGGTATGCAAGGACTAACAGGAGCTGCTGGTGCAACCGGCGCACAAGGTTTACAAGGCATGCAGGGACTAACAGGTGCCACAGGTGCCGCAGGCGCAACTGGTGCACAAGGTTTACAGGGTATGCAAGGCTTAACAGGTGCCGCAGGTGCTCAAGGACTCCAAGGCATTCAAGGAGAGCAAGGCTTAACAGGTGCTATGGGAGCCACAGGTTTAACTGGAGCTACCGGCGCACAAGGTTTACAAGGCATGCAAGGATTAACCGGAGCTGCTGGAGCGACAGGTGCTATGGGAGCCACGGGTTTAACCGGCGCCGCAGGCGCACAAGGTTTACAAGGGCTTCAAGGATTACAAGGACTCCAAGGGCTAACGGGAGCCACAGGCGCTATGGGTGCTACCGGAGCACAGGGACTTCAAGGAATGCAGGGACTCCAAGGTATGCAAGGACTCCAAGGAATGCAAGGACTAAGAGGCGAAGCAGGTCTAGGAATGCCAACAGCGGCTGATTATGAGGGCTTAACGTCTGCTGACGATATTCTAAAAATGACAGTATCTGGCGAACAACTAACACCTGAACAAATACAAGCCGGAGACCTGAACAAAGACGGTCGAGTTACTGTACAAGATGCCGCATACAGACAACAAATGGGGTTAGGTTGGAGAGATCCAAGAACAGGTGAAGCAATAAATCCGTTCTTGCAACAATATCAGCGTAAATCTGACATGCCTGATTTTTCTCAATACGCATTAAAGTCAGAAATGCCGGCATTCACACCATTTGATCCAACAGGGCTACAAAGTCAAATCAGCGCTTTACAAAACAGAGAAATGTTTGATCCAACAGGTCTTCAGCAAAGAATGGGCGCACTAGAAGGAAGAGAAATGTTTGATCCAACTGGACTACAAAGTCAAATTAGCGCCTTACAGAACAGGCAAATGTTTGATCCAACCGGGTTACAATCAAGAATAGGCGATTTGGAAGGCAGACAAATGTTTGATCCAAGTGGATTAAAGTCAAGAATTGATGCACTAGAAAACAGACAGATGCCAGCATTTACACCTACACCATTTGACCCAAGTGGTTTACAAAGTCAAATAAGCGCTTTACAAAATAGACAGATGCCAGCATTTACACCGTTTGATCCAAGTGGATTACAATCTAGACTAGATGCTTTAGAAAACAGGCAAATGCCATCTTATACGCCATTTGACCCTACAGGACTTCAGTCAAGATTAGGAACTTTAGAGAACAGACAAATGTTTGACCCAAGCGGATTACAAAGTCAAATAGATGCGTTACAAAATAGACAAATGCCAATGTTTGATTCAAGCGGTTTGCAGTCAAGATTAAACGCTTTAGAAGGAAGGGTTCAAAAAACCGGGAATCTTAATATGACAGACATTGAAGCATTGATTGAACAACGACTGTCTGATTCTTTGAGAAATATGAATCCTGTAAATCAAGGGAATCAAATCACATACGATCCAACTCTTATTGACAAGTTTAGACGAGAGGACCTTAGAAAAAGATATAACGATAGATTGTTTATAGGCCAAGGCGGTCCAGGCGATATTTAAAAAAGAGTGGACGGCTTACGATTAGCAGAGTATATTCTAAAAGAATTGCGAAACAGACAAGACCAGATTTCTGATCATCTGTCTAGCGGTTCAATAAAAACGATGGAAGACTATCGTTTTCTTATTGGAGAGTTAACGGCACTTCGCTCCTTTGAGGATGATGTAAAAGAAGTGTTGCAAAATACAACTGGAGACAGTTTTGATGAGTGACTTAGCAGTCCCCCAACATATAGAAGCCGAACGCAAGGCTCAAAAAGAAGCGCAAAAAATAGAGGAAAGCAAAACAAACGGTGAAGCATCTATTCAAGATGCCTACATCGAACCTCAAGAAAGAGTCCTTGACCCCTCCCTTATTGACAGCTCACTACTAGAACGAATGCCCGATCCAACGGGTTGGCGTTTATTGGTGTTGCCATACAAAGGAAAAGGCGTCACAGAAGGAGGCATTGTTTTACCCGATACGCTTGTAGATAGAGAAGCTTTAGCAACCGTGGTGGCTTATGTGTTAAAAGTCGGTCCGTTGGCATACAAAGACTCTAACAAATTTGGCGGAGAACCTTGGTGCACATTAAAGGACTGGGTTTTGATTGGCCGATATGCAGGCGCTCGATTCAGACTAGACGATGGCGGAGAAGTTAGAATCATTAACGACGACGAAGTCATTGGAACTATTTTAGATCCTGACGACATCCAGAGCCTATAATCGGAGCAAGACATGGCAGAACAATTACCAGAAATTACTGATGAAAAAATTGAAAAGGCTGCATTGCCAAAAGGCAAAAGAGCCAATGAAGAAGTATCAGAAGAATCAACTTTTATTGAACTCGAAGGAAAAGACTTAGAAGGGCTTTCGTCCATAGAAGAAGAAACGGTTCAAGAAGATTTTAAAACAAGTCCTCATGTTGAAAAACAAGCAGAGAGCATAGAAAACGAAGCTGAAAAAAGAGCTAAGTTGGCACAAAACAGAATTGATAAAGCCGTTAAACAGGCCAAAGATTATCAACGCCGAGAACTTCAGGCGCTTCAATATGCCAAACAAATTGCTGAAGAAAACAAAAAACTTAAAAATGAACAAGCACAAATATCTCAAAGTTATGGCGCTGAATTTGGCGCAAGAGTTGAATCTCAACTAGAAGCTTCTAAAATTGCTTTGCAAAAAGCAATGGAGGAAGGCGAAGCTGAAAAGATAGCAGAGGCTCAATCAATATTGGCTACTGCTTCTGCCGATAAAGTGGCTTATGATCAGTATCAAAAACAACTCGAAACATACAATCGAGAAATGGAACAATACAATGCAGAGCAACAAGCGTATATTCAAGAACAAAGAATAAGTGCACAACAGCAGAACCAAAATGCTTCTCAACCTGTTTATCAACAGCCTTCACAAAAAGCACAAAGTTGGGCTAATGATAATACTTGGTTTGGGCAAGACCCAGTCATGACCAATGTTGCAATTGCTCTTCACGAACAATTGGCACAAGAAGGATTTGACACAGAGTCAGAGGACTATTACTCTGAGATTAATAAACGAATGAGGCAAGAATTGCCTAACAAGTTTCAAGATAACGTGGAAGCTGATGGAAAACCCGTCCAAACCGTCGCTTCACCATCACGCAGTAACTCAAATGGGCGCAGGAAAAATCGTAATCAGGTAGAGTTGACACCTAGCGAGCAGCAGTTAGCTAAACGTCTAGGAGTTTCTTTCAAAGATTATGCAGTTCACAAAGCGAGGTTAGATAACTCATGAATGATAAAGTTGAAATCGAAGAAAACGTTGAAATTGACAGAACTTCTCGAAGTTCAGAAACACGCGAGACTCAAGAGGCTAGACGCCCTTGGGAACCGCCATCTCTTTTGAAAACCCCGGAGCCTCCTCCAGGAATGCGATACCGTTGGGTTCGTACCGATGTAAGAGGCCAGGAAGATCGAAAGAATGTCATGCAACGATTTAGAGAAGGATGGGAGCCTGTCAAACCGGAAGAAATTCCAGAATTTGATGTGCCAACCATTGATCACGGTAAACACGCAGGTGTTGTTGGGATTGGTGGACTCATGCTTTGTAAGATTGATGATTCAATTGCCGAAGAAAGAAATCGGTACTTTGAACAAAAAACAACCAATCAAATGAATGCAGTTGATAATGACCTTATGCGTGAAGAACATCCTGCAATGCCAATTACAAACAATCGGCAATCCAGGGTTACTTTTGGTGGTAACTCTAAGAAGTAATGAAATATCGTTATTCTTTAGAGCTACTGAATTTTAATCTCGTGATCGGAGAAGTTAATTATGGCAAATAAAGACGCCGCATTTGGTTTGCGTCCAGCCAAACATGTTAGCGGTTCACCGTTCAACGGAGGTCAATCTAGATATAGAATTACGACTAGTGCGACAGCTTACTCTACGAAGATTTACATGGGTGACATTGTGACTCAAGGAACAGGAGGTACGATTACTCGTATCGCTCGTGCCGATGGTGGTGGTGCTACAAGCGCTATTATCCTTGGTGTGTTCAATGGTTGTTACTACACTGACCCTACTACAAGTAAACCAACGTGGAGCAATCATTGGCCAGGTAATGCTGCCACTGATGCAGTTGGCTTTATCATTGACGACCCTTACGTCGTTTTTGAAGTACAAGCTGATGCTGCTATGCCAGTCGCCGACTTGTTTGGAAACTTTGACATTGTGGATCAATCCACAGTTGGAGATACCACAAGTGGTCGTTCTAATGTTGAGCTTGATGTGTCAACTGGTGCTACTACAGCAACGTTGCCACTGAAAGCAATCGGTATATCTACAGACCCTCAGAACTCCGACGTCGCAACTGCAAACACCAATGTGCTTTGTTTAATACAGAACCATCTGTATAGACAGGCTCAAGTTGGTCTAGCATAAAGGAGATATAACTAATGGCTATTTCAAGAGCACAGCTCACTAAAGAACTAGAACCTGGTTTAAATGCTCTTTTCGGCATGGAGTATTCTCGTTATGAGAATGAACACGAGGAAATTTTTGAAGCTGAAAACTCAGACAGAGCTTTTGAAGAAGAAGTTCTTATTTCAGGTTTCGGAAATGCCCCCGTGAAGCGTGAGGGAGATGGTGTTGAGTTTGACACAGCCTATGAAGGCTTTACTGCTCGTTACACCCATGAAACTATTGCACTTGCATTTGCATTAACAGAAGAAGCTGTAGAGGATAACCTCTATGACAGACTTGGTGCTCGTTATACTAAAGCATTAGCTAGAAGTATGGCACACACTAAGCAAGTCAAAGCTGCTAATGTTTTAAACAATGCATTTAGCTCTAGTTACACGGGTGGAGATGGAGTATCACTGGTAAACAGTGCACATACTCTTGCGGGTGGAGGAACTTACTCAAACACACCTAGTACCCAAGTTGACTTGAACGAAACGTCACTTGAAGATGCGTTAATTACTATTTCAACTTTTGTTGATGATCGTAACTTAACACTAGCACTTCAGGGGATGAAGCTAATCGTGCCACCACAACTTCAATTCGTAGCAGATCGCTTGCTCGAAACTCCAGGCCGTGTTGGAACAGCTGACAACGATATTAATGCAATCAAAAATATGGGAATGATTCCTGAAGGCTATGCCGTCAATCATTTCCTAACTGATACTGATGCATTTTTTATCTTGACTGACTGCCCAGACGGAATGAAGCATTTCGTGCGAACGCCTATAAGCACAAACATGGAAGGTGATTTTGACACCGGAAATGTTCGCTTTAAGGCTAGAGAGCGATACAGCTTCGGTTGGAGCAACCCTCGTGGCATTTATGGCTCACAAGGCGCTTAACCAGTGAAATGGAACCTCGCCGGGGGTTTCTTACTCAACCCGGCACACTTTTCTAGGGTAAACTTGTCCTACAGACTGACCTAGCAGACAATGCCAAGACGGTAGGACT